GGGTCTATGGGTGGGGCGACAGGCGCATTCACCCGATAAATGGATAGATCAATTGCAACAGCCGCCAGGGTTTCCCCTTCGTTATCTTGAATGTTGATGTTGAGCGTCTGGGCTTCTTGGACTGCCGGCTGCTCCGGTGACGGCGGTGCTTCTTCCTGGGCGGTGACCAGTTCGACTGTCTGGCCGGCGTCGAGTTCGATCTTGACCGCCAGGGAGCCGATGGCGATAGCAACCGTTGCTTCTTCGATGTCGGCGATAGCGACGGACTCTTTGGAGAAGCCAATGAGAGAAACCTCTTCCGGTTCCTCCACCGCTGGCTCGCCCGGGTCTGGTTCGACCTCTTCGACGATGGACGCTTCGATCTGGACGGACTTCTCTTCGTTGAGCAGAAGCAGGGAGAACTTCTGGGTAGGCTCCTCTTGTTCCTGCTCTGGCGGAGCCTTTGGGTCCCCTGCGGGGGTCGCGTCGGTGTTCACGGCCGCCGGGGCGGGAACGTCAATCTCTTCAACGTCGGCGGTGAACGTCTCCACGCCAGGCGGCAGGAAGACGAGCACCGGGTCGGCGGTGCTGGTCCCTGAGATCAGGTACCGGTAGGTCGATCCCTCGATCTCGTTGACGAACTCCCCGTCGTAGTAGCCGAGCCTGTCGCCAGATTCGGTTTCAATCTTGAGAGCCATCTGCTTGTCGCCGGTTGAGGCGACTGTGAGCAGCGTTCCCGATTTGACTTGGGTGTCGCTGGGGCAGAATCCACACGAGAACGGCCCGGAGCGGGAGCGCATGGGGGTGAGTTCCATCGTCCCGATTCCGCCACCCCACGCTGAGGCTTCCTCGGTGGGGTTCGTCGCTGCTAGGGCGTAGGACCAGCCGTCTGCGTCTACGTCAATCCAGCGTTCAGAAGTAGGCCAGTTTGAGTCGTAAATGTAGATTCGGTAACCGTTCGCGGTTTCCTCAACCCGGTAAGGGGTAATGGCGTGGCCGCCCTGGTCTGAGTAAATGCCGACGGTGTAACCAGTGGAGGGTTTCCCTTCCTCTGTGGCGGCGAAGTCCTTGAGGAGAATCTCCGCCAACTGGAGAGGGTGCATCTCCAGGTAGGCGGACGCCTCCTGCTGGACCTCCACCGCGAACTGGGTGACGTACCAGTAGGCCAACTCGGACAGAAGGGCTGGGTCTTCCTTGACTAACGCTGAAACTTCATCGACGTTCTGGAACGACGCCAACGTGATCGGGTCGTTAGCGAGCCTGAGTGACAGGACGGTGAGGCCTTCACACAACCCACCCTGCATCGACCGGTTGGCCTGCCGGATGAGTTGTAGGATCACCGGGTAGGGGGTGCATTGGTTGTCGGTTACGTCGGAGCAGACCTGTGTGTCGCCGTAGAGGCGACGCGCCATGTTCACGGTGAGGTCGGCAGGTGCGGTTCCCCCTCCAAAGTTCTCGAAAGCGAATGCGTCTAATGCCGGGTTGTAGTCCAGCGAATGGTCGGCCAGGGCGACAAGGGTGGTGCTGGTGGGGACCACCGTCGTGGCACTGGGGACCACCGTGCTGCCGGGGGGAGGGACGGTCGTGGTGGTCGCGACCGTGGTACTGGCGACCGTGGTAGTTGTCGGGGGGAATAGGTCCCCGGCTATCTCTTGTTTACCGCCTGAGCAACCGGCCGCTATTAGCGTCCCGGCCACCAGGGCGGCCAGGAGGCGCTTCACCGCCGTCTACGTCGCCTCGACTGATACCAGATCAGCGCGCCGATGAATACGGCAAGCGCTATGCCCCCGAGGATGACTGTTGTCGATCCTCCGGGCGCACCGGTCATGTCGAGCGAGAAGTTCTTGGTGCCACCGCCGAGGAGGTCTCCTTCGGCCTTGAGTTCAGCGACTGCTTCCTCAAGTTGGGCAACCTGGTAAGTAAGGGCGGCTTCATCGCCGCTGGAGTCCCATAGGAACCCAAATGACCCCGCAAAGGCAGCGGGGAGGCCGAGGACCCACGCAATGTTGTCTTTGGCCTTATCGAAGATGGAGAGGGAACGGTCAACGGAGGTTTTCACCCGACCGGCGATCTTGTCTCCGGCGGTTTCGATGGCGCGTTGGATTTGGTTGATTGTCTCCAGGAGTATCTGGTCATCCTCTTGCGAGTTCATGTTCACTCTCGTCCACGATGACCGCTCGAAGGTCCTCTAGTTGATCGTCTACAAATGCGAGCGCGGCGGCGATGCCGTCCAGGATTGCCTGTCTCTGTTCCCAGAACTCCGCGTTGTCCATAACCGAGTTTCCCAAAGAAGAGCGAATAGGCATCCGAGGGTGGAACGCCGTCAGGTGCTGGTAGACTTCCGGGTATGGCACAACGACCGAAAGCAGGCCAGGGTCTCCGCAAGGACACCGTCTACAGGTGCTTCACCTGCGGGTGGTACATCGGGGGTGTACTTCTGGACGAGGACCATTACGATGGGGCCTGTCCGAACTGCGACTACGAAGTAGACATCTCCTTCATCCCCAAACCAGAAGACCTGAGAGAACTCAACAAGCGGCTCCAAGCCGGGAGGAAGACATGAGCGGAAACACGCTTAGCCACGAGACCGAGACCTCCAGGACCTACAGCACATCCATGGGTGACGTGACGGTCTACTTCAAGGACGAACCCGGGCCGACGGGCCGCAAGGCCGGTACCACCAAGATGGTCTACAAGGACCCGCCCCCTCGCCGCTGGAAGTTGAAGAAGAAGTACCGCGGATGAGGCCCGTAGCGCCCTTCGAGGTCGCTCAGATACTGCAACTCGCCGCCGAGAAGGGTTACACGACCGTTCCCTGGCCTGACCACCAGGAGCAGGGCGGGCTAGTCGGCGGGTGGACCATTTCCGACGCCGACTGGATAGCGACAGTACGAACCCTTGACGACCAGTGGACCGTCCTTCTCAGTGACTCCGAAGGGACCTCGATGTCCGCTCCCAAGGCGTTCTACGAACTGATGGCAGACGGATGGCTGGAAGATGCAGGTGCTTCTAATGAGTGACCGAGAAAGCGAGTGGTGGGACGACCTCGCTGAACTGAATCCCGAGTGCGTCATCTTCGATGGCCCAGGTGCCAAGAACCAGTTTGATGACTGCATCGTCGGGTATGCCACACGCATGAGCGAGCCGGCCCTTATCGTCTACGACGAAGACCTCATGGTCGAGACGATGATGAACGAGGGTATGGACTACACCGATGCCATCGAGTACCTGTCGTTCAACACTTGGGGAGCGTGGCTAGGGGATCACACGCCGCTGATCCTTCGGAGGTACACAGATGGTCGAACGCCGAGTCTGGATCAAGCCTGACTCGGAACTACAAACAGATTGGATGATTCATGCAGAATGTAGGGGGATGGCGACAGCGACGTTCTTCTCGGACGACCACGCCGGCTGTGAAGCCCAAGAGTCCGCAGCCAGGCGTATCTGCTCCGGTTGCAGCGTCCGCGCCGAGTGCCTGGATTACGCGATTGAAGCCCCAATGGATTACGGGGTATGGGGTGGTCTCACCTGGGCGGAGCGTCGAAGGCTCGCCCAGGCCCGACGATCAGGTCGCCACTTCGCGAAACCGCCCTCACCGTGACCGGCAGAGGGCGGTTTCTCACTTGCCACCACCTCCTTTGATTGACGGTAAGACCCGTGCCATGTCCGAGATGGATTATGTCTCTTTCATGATCTCACCAAAGGTCGTCTAGGCCAAATGGCCCGGCGAAGGCGTTCCCCCGCAGCGAAGAAGCCCAAGAGGAAGAGGGTCCAGGTTGAGGGCAAGTCCCGCAAGATGACCTTCCAGGGTGGGGAGATTGACGGCTACTGGGAGTTCATAGCGACCCCGGTGCCGAAGAACATCAAGATGAACATGGGTCGCGACAACTACTTTCTGTCAACGAACGACCCGTCGATTTACGAGTACGACCCTGAGAGGGAGTGGATGTGAGCGTTATCGGTCTGGTTTCACCCGGGAGCATGGGGTCCGCTATCGCGGCCTGTGCCCAATCCAAAGGTCACGAGATCATCTGGGCCTCCGATGGGCGGTCACCCAGGACGGTGGACAACGCGACCCGACACGGGTTCACTGACATTGAGAACCTTCTCGATGTCGCCGACCGTGCCGACGTGATCCTGTGCGTGGGGGCCGGTTGGGGTGACTGGCAGAACGAGGTGGCTCATGTGATCTGCGTAGAGGGCGACTTCGAGGGCACCTACGTGGACGCCAACTCGCTGCCCGAAGCCGAAACGGAGGCCATCCAGAAGATCGTCCATTCCGGTGGAGCCACGTTCGTGGAGGGTGTCCTTCTGGGCAGCCCCCCTGTCGATCCTCAGATGTCCATTCGTGGCTACCTGAATGGTCCTGGCGCTCAAGAGTTCGCTGACCTGTTCAACGACCCGGACATCCCTGCCATGTTGGACGCCAACGTGATCGGCACCCACGATAGGGCCGGCTACATGGCGGATCGACGCCCCAGGAGGGAACGCGGCTACTTGGGGCGCGCCGACCTGTTCGAGTGGGTCGTCATGGACGGTTCCCCGGGCGTTCTCAAGATGCTGTTTACTGCTTATTCGGCAGCCGCCCATGGGGCTGTTGTTATGGCTAACAGGGCCGCCAGGGCCTATGGCGTCGAGGAAGAACTGTTTTACGAGTTGACCAATGGTTTCCCAGTTGATCCAACTCAGGATGGGAGCATCCGCGGCTTGTTTGCGGGTTGGTAGGTCCTACCACGGCCAGAAGGTTAGGAAGCGTAGGCTGAGGAGATGTCGACCATTCCAGCGATAGTGGTCTGGGCAGGGCTCAGCGGTCTGGCAGCAGTGGGGGTGCTCTTTCTCCGAGGTACGAACCTCAAGGAGCGTATTTCCGCCGTTGCCCTGGTGTCTGGCGTCTCTGCTGCTCTTACAGGCGGCTTCACTGTCAACACCACAGTTGGGTTAGGAACGGCGGCAGTGGTTCTAATCTTCGTTTCTATCTTGATGGGCTATGAGGGCTGATAATGGGTTTTCTTGACAAGTTCAAGTTCACTGGTCACGACCGCGAAGGCTTTCAACGGGCCGCCGCGCCACAGTCCGAGAAGGCGTTCTATTACAACCAGAACATGGCCCGCAGTGTTGGGATTGACAAAGAGCGGGCCTACAAGGACGACTGGGACGTTGATCGTGCCGTTACCGAGGGTAACGACCGCGTTACCTGGGTCTTCAAGTCTGTTTTTGCTATCGCGTCGAATTCTGCGCGTCTCCCAATTGAGATTCACAACGAAGCGGGTGATCCTCAGGACCACTCGCTGTTGCCCATCCTGAACAGGAAGGCAAATCCACACCACGACGCGTACAACTTCCGGTTCCAACTTTCTTCCCAGGTGCTCCTGTCGAAGAGGGGTGCGTTCGTTGAGGTCGTCAAGGATCGTCTCGACAACGTTGTGGGTCTTTATCTCCTGCCGCCGCAGTGGACGTTCCCGATTCCCCATCCAAAGAAGTTCGTTGCCGGCTACTCCGTCCAGGTTCCAAACAACAAAGAGCGGATCGTCAAGCCCGAGGACGTTGTCTGGGTGAGAATCCCTCACCCCACCGACCCTTACCGCGGGCAGTCGCCCCTGGAGTCATGCGGGCTGGCAATCGACATTGACTACTACTCGCGTATCTACAACCGGAACTTCATGGTCAACGATGGCCGCCCTGGTGGCATCTTGATGGTGAGTGGTGAGTTGGATGACGACGCCGCCGATGAACTTCGTCGCCGGTTCGTCGGCAACACCGGCACCGCTATGGGTGGTGCCGGCCGCATGACGATCATGGAGGCCGAGCAGGTCAAGTGGATTGACACGTCGCTGGGGCAGCGTGATTCCCAGTACACGGAATCGAAGCAACTCGCCAAAGAGGAAATCCTCATGGCGTTCGGTGTCCCCGAGTCGGTCATCGGTAACGCCTCGGAGCGGACGTTTGCTAATGCCGACACGGAACTCGAAGTGTTCTGGCGTGAGACGATGCTTCCTCACCTCATGTTGATCGAACGTGCGTTCGACCGCCTGGACGGGTCTGAGGAACTGACAGTCAAGTTCAACCTTGACGATGTGGCGATTCTGTCTCGTGATGAGCGGGAGCGGGCCTCGTTCCATTTGGAAGAACTCAAGGTCGGCGCTATTTCCATTGACGAGTACCGGGTGAAGATCGGTCGTGATCCGGTTGGCTCTGATCTCCTGTACATCAAGGCTGGCCACATGGCGGTCGGGCAGGCAGTCGCTAAGGGGGAATCACCCTCGTCTGATTTCGAGGCGCCGACGTTTGAGATCGCCCCGTCGGGGCCGCCCACGCAGGCTCCGGGTGCTCCTACGTTCTCTCCTGTTGACGAGCCACAAGCCACGGTTCCAGAGGCGGCGTCGCTAAACGGTTCGGAGGACAGGAAGTCGGACCCTTTACTACTGGTGACCTCTGGGGATTTCAGTACGGAGAACTCTGGATAGACAGCAAGGCTGCTGACACCATGCGTCGGCAGCAGGACCAGCAGATGGATCGTCTGTCTAACTCGATGGCGCTCCAGATGGTCTCCTATTTCCAAAGGCAACGCCGCGTTGTCCTGGAGAAGTGGCAGTCGGCTCGTATCCGCGAGAAGGTCAACAAGGGCATCCATGTGTCCGTGAACGACATTCTGGACATTCCGACGTGGGATAAGCAGTTGCTCGCCGACGCTAAGACATGGCTGACTGCTGTCATGGTGGATGGACGCCACAGCGTCACTCAGATCACCGGGACGAAGGACCACGAGGAAGACGACGACGACGAAGCCGTCCTGTTGCTTTCCAGGTCCCTGATGGCCGGGCTGGCGAGGTTCACTGAGATCAACAGAACTACCCGACGCCAGATCGAGAAACAGATCGAGAAGGGCATGGCTGCCGGCAAGTCGGTGGATGACATCGCCGAGGGAATCGAGAAGGTCTTCTCAGACGCTGTGAAGGTACGAGCGAAGATGATCGCCAACAACACGGTGGTGTTTGGGGTCAATGAAGGCCAGATGATTGGCGCCAGCAAGGAGGGTTACCGGTACAAGGTGTGGCTCTCCATGGAGGACGCGAAGGTCCGGCCTACACATGTCCAGACTGATGGTCAGGCCAGGCCGCTTCCTGAGCCGTTCCTGGTGGGTGGCTATCGGATGATGCACCCCGGGGACCCTGCTGGGTCGATCAAGGAGACAGCGAACTGCCGCTGCACCATGTTATTTACCAATGAACCCAACCAGGCAGGGCTATTGGAGTACGGAATCCCACAAACTGTTGTATAGGTATCCTGAACGCTCCACCCTCGGCCGGCTATGAGGGCTAATCTGGTTGAAGAGCCGTCTAGGAGGCGTTGTGGAACTGGAATCAAAACAGGCCCGCGTGGAGGCCAAGGCAATCGACGACGCCGAGGGCACGGTCCAGGCTGTCGTTTCTGTTACGAACATTGTCGACAACGTCAATGACGTGATTGAGCCTGGCGCTTACAAGGAGACTCTGAGCAAACGCATCCCGAAGGGGGTCTGGTCCCACGACACGACCATCCCCATTGCCAAGACACTTGCCGCCATCGAACTCCCCCCTGGTGATGCACGCTTGCCGGCGCATTTGCGCGAGGTGGACGCCGGCGGCGTCCTGGTCAAGATGAAGTTCAACCTGAACACCACCCGTGGCCGTGAGGCTTATGAGGACATCAAGTTCTTCGGCGGGGAACAGGAGTGGTCGATCGGCTATTCGGTCCCTGAGGGCGGGTCAGAGATGAAGGAAGACACGGGGATTCGCTACATCAAGCAACTTGAGTGGTACGAGTATTCTCCGGTGCTGTTTGGTGCCGCCCCTGGCACCCGCACCGTCTCCGTGAAGGAAGCCCCCGACATGAAAGACGATGGGGCCACTGAAACTTCCGAGGGCGAGTTCGAGGATGTGAAGGGCCCGACAGCCAGGCACAAGACGGGCGTCAAGGCCGAAGACTGGTACGACAAGACCGCTTACAGGAACATGCGTTCCCCCGCAGATAAGGCGTATTTCAGCAAGATTTTCGCTTTCCATATCGACGGGGAAGACCCCAAGATGAAGACGAACTACACGTTCGTCCACCACTTTGTCGGTAGCGACGGTCGGCCAGGGCCGGCAGCATTGTCTGCGCTACAGAACACATTCGGCCTTCTCAACGGCGCCCGCAAGGGGACAAAGTTGAGGGGGAGCGACCGTAAGGGTGTGTACAACCACATCGCCGGCCATTACAGGGACGACGGCAAAAAGCCGCCGGAACTAAAGGCCGACGAGTATGTAAACGCCGTTATGGAACTCAAAGAAAGGCTCCCAGAGTCTTTCTGCGATGAAGTAGATGCTCTCATTGAAAAGGGGGCCGAACTATTCGAGATAAAGTCCAGTTTGGAGGACACCATGGCTGACGAAGCCGAAATCACCGAGACGACTGAGGTCGAGGTCGAGTCCAATGGACCGACAGCGCAGTCAGTTATCAACGAGGCCATCACGGCCCTGAACACCCTGTCGGAGCAGTTGAGTGAACTAGAGGAAAAGGGCGGCGACGCTCCTGGCTTCTCGAACACTGCCCCCGACTCATCAGAGCGCGTCGAAGGTGCAGGCGAGGCGGCCCCAGAGGTCGTCGCAGACCTGTCGCACGGCGGGACACTGACACCAGAACAGATGGCCGTCGAAGGCTCCCCGGCAGGCGGAGATTCACCCGCGCCGAAGGCAAAGGCCCCCAAGGCCAAGGTCCCGGAGCCTGATGATTCCGAGAAGGCCGAGAAGGCCGCCGAGGAAGAGGCTTCCGATCAGTCAGACTGTGGCGGTCTTCTGGGTGAACTGGACCTCAAGGAAATCCGTGAGTTCCATGACCTCATCACCTATTCCGACCTGGGCGAATAACAGGGCTCCGCGGCCGGTGAGCCGGCTGTGGATTAGACTGGGGGGGTAGCCGGTGACGACTGGGGACCCCTTTGGACCTATATGCGGAAATGCAGGGTGCTGGTAGGCGAATCCAGCGCTTTCGTTTGGAAATCATTCTCGCGGAATTGCCCGAGGATGAGGCTGAACAGGTTCTTGTCGCTCTCCACGACCCGAACGTCCTGACCAGCAAGATTGCTCAGGTTCTCTGCAAGCACGGCCATTCCATTTCGTCTAATGCCGTGAGTAACTACCGCCAACAGAGGTGTGTTGAGTCGTGATGAAGGGTGACCTCCAAAAGGAGTTGGCCAAATCACGACTCGGTAAGATCGCCGACCTTCTGGAGCGTTCAGGGATCGACGCCGAAGAGATCGGGACCATTGAGAAGGTCCGTATCTCCGAGTGGCAGGGCATCACCAAGAACGAAGAGGGCGAAGCCGAGATACACGATCTCGGTGGCATATCGGTCGTTATCGCACCGGCGTGGGCTGACGGCCCCGAGTGGCCTGTCGTTCAGCAGGCCCGGCCTCTTACGATCAAGCCGACGCCGCGGCAGCCGAAACCTAAGTCGAAGTACAAGACGTGTGTCGTTCTCCCCGATCCTCAGATTGGGTACCGCATGTACGAAGACGGCACCATGGACGAGTTCCATCATGAACCGTCGATGGAAGTCTCTATGCAAATCACCCGAGAGTTGGACCCTGATCTTGTAGTGAACCTTGGTGATTTCCTTGATTTCGCGGAGTTCGGCAAGTTTGAGCAGGAGCCGGCATTTGCTAAGACCACCCAGGCGGCGATTGACCGCGGTTACAAGTTCCTTATGCAGCAGAGGGCGAATGCACCCGATGCTCACATGGTGCTCCTGGAGGGCAACCATGACCGTCGCCTCCAGAAGGCGATTACGAACAACTCGGCTAGCGCTCTGCACTTGAAGCGTGCGGACCGTCCCGACGACTGGCCCGTAATGTCGGTTCCGTTCCTGCTGCGTCTCCAGGATGACCCGTTGAATGTCGAGTATGTCGGCGGTTACCCGGCGGGCATTTACTGGGTCAACCAGAACCTCGCTTGCATCCACGGTCACATCACCAGGAGCCGTGGTTCAACGGTCGCTGCGGTGGTGGACGATGAACGAACGTCTGTGATCCACGGTCACATCCACCGCATCGAGTTGCAGCATAAGACCCGGCGCACATTTGAGGGGCCGAAGCGGAGTCTTGCGGCTTCACCTGGGTGTCTTTGCCGCACCGACGGTGCGGTACCATCCACCAAGGGGTCGACAGACCCTCATGGCCGCCCTGTAAACGCAGTGGAAGACTGGCAACAGGGCATGGCGGTGGTCACTTACGAGGAAGGCGATGGAAACTTCGATGTCGAACTCATCCCCATCTCCCGAGGGGAAGCCATCTTTAGAGGTACCTACTACGCAGCAACCCCCGCGGCCAGCAGTTGAGTTCACTTTCGATGACGACATCCCGCAGGCGAGGCATTTCCCGATAATCACGATCGTCCTCTCGTTGGATGATCCAGGGGAACCAAACCACGTTGATTTGGGGTCCGTTCCTCCCCAGATTGCCGCCGCGGCCCTGGAGGGCATTGCCCGTCAGTTGGCGAGGCTGTCGTGGCCGAGCCGAGTCACCTATGCCGGCCAAACCATCTTCGACCCTGCACAAATGTTCCCCGATGTGGATGACGACAACGACGAGGACGACGAACCGTTCATCGGCGATTGACCCCTGCCACTGTTACATGGCCAGGTGTGTAACCATTATCTGAACGGGGTGCTTACCTCGTGTACACCTATTCATCTACATACACGAGGTAGACCTGATGACAGTCACGGATTCCCACCTACGGGAACTCAAGGCTGCTCTCCGCGACACGCTGAGCGAGAACGACGCAATTGTCGATCACGCTGAGGCCGGTCGTGAAGAGGGCGGTCCAGACATTCAGGTCGACGCGAAGCATATCCAGGGCTTCCGCGCCAATCTCACCAAGGCACGCGATCTGCGCGATCAGATCGAAGCCTTGGAGGGCCAGAAGGAAATGCAGGACTGGGCTTCTGCATCAACCGAACAGCCTGAGATTATCGCTGAATCCAAGGAAGCAACACTGCCTTCCAGCGTCGGCCAGGGATTCGTCGATTCCGACGAGTTCAAGTACCTGAACGGTGGGACCAACGGTCTCACCATGCACATCCCATATTCCGTCAAGGGCGACCTTGGTGGCATGTGGCAGCGCAAGGACGTTTACACGACCCTCCCCAGTGGGACACCGGCTCAGTTCGGTACCCCGCAGCGGGATGCGATCGTGGAGCGTGCCCACCGTGCTGCTCGTGTGCGTGACCTGTTCAACGTACAGCAGACCTCAACCAACCTGGTTGAGTACTTCCGGGTCACCGGCTTCACGAACAACTCCGCCACCACGTCGGAGCGTTCGGGAACACCCGAGACCTTCACCGCATACCCGCAGTCGACGCTGACCATCGTTGGCGCGCAGGCTCCGGTTCGCAACATCGGTCACTACGAGGTTGCTCACCGGAACGTGCTTGCTGATGAGCCCGCTATGCGGGGCATCGTCGACAACGAGTTGCTGTACGGCCTCCGTCTCACCGAGGATGACCAAATCCTCAACGGTGACGGCACCGGCACCAACCTCACGGGTATCACCGCTACCAGCGGCATTTCCACTCAGGCGCTGGGTTCGGACACACGGATCGACGCGATCCGTAAGGCGATCACCAAGATTGCTCTCGCTTACTACGAGGCAACTGGCATGGTCGTCCACCCAAGTGACCTGGAGCAGATCGAACTTGAGAAGGATGGCGACAACCGCCACATGCTTGTCGCTTCGATCGCTGTTGGTATGGAGGCGCGAATCTGGCGCCTTCCGGTTGTTGAGACCGCTGCGATCACTGAGGGAACCGCTCTTATCGGTTCCTTCGGCATCGGTGCGACTCTCTATGACCGCATGGAAGGCAGCATCCGCATCTCCGAGAACCACTCGGACTTCTTCGTGAGGAACGCTATTGCGATCCTCGCTGAGGAGCGGATCGCTCTGGCCGTCAAGCGGCCCGAGTCTTTCTGCACGGTTACCAGCATCTAGCCACCACAGCCTTCGGGCACTGAACGGGACCGGGCACCTTTGCCCGGTCCTGTTTGGTTTTTGCTATCCTGTCGTTATGGATACCGAGAACAAGATGACTGAACGCAGGACTGTCGTTCTGGATCGTGACCTCTACGAGGAAGCGAAAGACGGGACGAAGTTCCTCGTAGCGCGCAAGGGTGACAGAATCACCCCCAGTCTTGCGCGCCGGCACAAGGTGTTGCCGATTGAGTCCGCCCCCGGGCCGGCCCTGGAATCAAAGGTCACGATCCCGCAGGAGAAGCAGGTCGTTAGTAACGACAACATCCAGCGGAAGTTCGGCTGGAGCGTCAGGGCCTAATCGGCCTCCTCTGAATCAGGGCCTCCACCTCCGCTGAGTGATTCCGTGAAAGCGTTTCTGTAAGGGCAACTGCCCTCGTGATCTTCCATCTAAAGCGAGCCGCGTACACGATTGCCGACCCAAGGACGGCGACCACAACGACGATGACCGCTAGGAGGTATTCAATGATGCCCACAGAACGAGTGTATCTGTGAAGCGCTCTGGACCACCAAAGCGCAAGACCCGCCTCAACGCTATGAGTAGCGTGCGGAGAGCCGAACTCAGTATGCGTAAACGGGTCAGAGAAGAAGTTCTCGAAAGGGATGCGTACAAGTGTGTTGCTAAACACCTGGTAGGGGATGTAGAGTGTTGGGGTCCTCTAGATGTAGATGAACTACTTCCCAGAGGACGAGGGGGGGACTGGTTAGACCCTGGCAACTGTCAGGTCCTATGTCGGGCCCACCACGATTGGAAACACTTACATCCACGTGAGGCAGTTTCTCTAGGCCTCACCAGAAGCCGAAAGAGTTACAACGACCCGTGAAGGAGACTCAGTGGTTACCGCGCATTATGGTTGGACTGATTGGGTCGGCGGTGATGATCCTGTTCGCAGGAACCCACACCGCATCTCAAGGGACTGACTTCTCAGAAGCCACACGGGATGTCGGTTATTATCAACCAGGGGGTGGTACAGGTCTCGACCTGAGGAAAAGCCGTACATCGGAGCCTCAGGGACAGGGGTTCGATTCCCCTCACCTCCACCAGGTTGGCGTCGGGGCTGTCGTCGTTATAGTCCCCTCCACCTCGGCCGTTCCGGCGCCGACCACTACAACGATGGCCACATTCACCCGAGTGCAAACGGATGCGGTTGCACTGCCCCCACCGAGGTCCACCAACTCCATGACCGGCCAAGAGTACCGGTATTTCGAGCGGTCTCAAGATGTCATCACCCTCCAGGTGGAACTTGGAATGCGGTCCGTTGACGGCATCTACGGGCCGCAGACACGCAAGGCGCACGTTGATGCGCTCGGTGGTCCGCACGCCGTCCTCTACCGAAACTACCCGGAGATCGGACAGACACCGATCCCCTGCTCTCACGGTTGCCTGCCAGGTGACGAACATTACGAACTTCCGACCCTTGGGACACTCATCGACGAGTATTTCAAGCCCGAGGACAGGGCGCTGGCACGCATGATCGCCTTCTGTGAATCAAGCGGCCAGACCCATAACATCGGGTCGGACGTGGTGTCCGATGCTCTCGCCGTCGGCTGGTTCCAACACTTGGCCAAATACTGGGTTGAGCGCTCCACAAAGGCCGGCTTCAAGGACCACGACCCGTTCAACGGGCGAGCCAACGTCGGTGTCGCTGCGTGGTTGTTCTACACCAGTGGGAAACACCACTGGAATCCAAGCAAAGCCTGTTGGGGGGATGTCGATGCCTGAACACGAAACAACTGACCATTACAAGAGCCACGCGGTCTACTTCACGATCGAAGACTTGGCAGAGATACTCGATGTCCCTGTTGACAAACTGATGGTCAATCACGTCGACACTGCCCCCAACAAACCCGAGATGGCGGTAAGGGTCAACTTGCGGCAAGGGTTCTAAACCCCGGCTTACACAAAATCCCATGTGATAATGGTGGGTGTCACATGGCGGCGAAATCTCAATGCCCAGAGCGGAATCCGCTGGTTGGGATAACCCCGAACGGGTACTCGCCATCGAACGTCCTGGCTGGCAAACCGACAGTTTGTGCAGGGGCTCTGATACCCCTGAAATCTTCTTTCCGTCGCCTGGCGATACGGAGGCCCTCAAGGCCGCCAAGGCAACCTGCGGTCAGTGCCCGGTAGTCCAGGACTGCTTGAGATATGCCCTTGATAACAACGAACGGTATGGTATCTGGGGTGGGAAGAGCACCCGTGAGCGTTTGCTTATTCTCCGGGCAAAGAGGATGATTGAGAAGGGCGAAGCCTAATCGTCCGCGTCTCAGGGAAAGCGTAGGCTAGGGCCATGGCCATTATCACCTACCAGGACCTGGCCACCTACATGAACCGCACGTTCACGTCTGGTGAGCAGGCCTCGGCGAACCACATGATCGGCGGTTTGGAGCGGGAGTTGTCCCGAATTCTGGGCCGGTCCCTGGCCGGCACCACGATCGCCAGTGAAGCGCACATCCTCAAGAGGAATCAGCGGCAGATTTTCCTCAAGGAATACCCTGTCATTTCAGTCACCACGTTGATGATCGGCGATCTCGGCTCTGAGGTCGCGCAAACTCTCACCGATTTCGACATCCACAAGTGGGGGATCGACGGCATTCTTGCCAGAGCCACGGGCACATCAGCCCTGGTGTCCTACACGGCCGGCATGTCGTCCTCGGACCAGCAGCAGTTGGAGATGCTGATGATGCGAGTTGGAGCCCGTGAGATGTCACAGGTTCTCGCCGACGCCCAGGGGCTGTCGAAACTGACAGCCGAGGGCATGAGCATGACCTTTGCTAACAACGGCATGGGAGGGTTCACCGACGAAGACCTCAAATGGGTCAGGAGACTCCGCCGTAGAGGGGTGTACTAATGCGCGGTGCAGCCCATGCGCTTACGATCCGCTCCCGCTCGGCAACGGTAACCGCCGAAGGTCAGGTGACGTACTTCAACTCCGATACGGCTGTACAGGGTCGGATCAGCCAGGGCGGCACGAACGAACTGTCGGACGGTAAGGAGACGTACCAGGCTGACGCCATCGCCTGGGTGCCCCTGGCAACGACGATCACCGGCGACGACCAGGTTGTTGTCACTGGGCAGAACTCGCACCTGAACGGCACTTACGACATCCAGGGGATTCAGCACACCCCCACCCACCTGAGAGTGATGCTGTCAGGGGTCAACGTATGAGCGCGACGATGACGCTTACGGCGCCTATCAAAATCGTCCCTGGGCAGCCGTACCCGAAGACCCTTATGCAGATAATCCTGCATAACGCCCTATATGTATACAACCAGGGGGCCAGGTACGGCCTTCCGGCCGCCGGCGCCAGGATCGGTGACCTTTGGAAGGCGCGTATCCAGGAGTTGTACTCCAATGCCGGTTCCTACAGGACGTACTGGCACCCGCGCTTGAATGTGACCGGCGCGTGGACCATGTCGTCCCAGCCTGGAACCCCACCTGCGTACCAGACCGGCGATCTGCATAACAGCGTCGAGTTCTACATCGCTAAACTCCCCTCCCGTGGCCCTGGGGGTCGCTTCATGGCGGGGTTCGGCAAGACAGCGATCCAGATTTACACACGGAATCCCTACGCCTACGACCAGGAGTTCGGTATTAGCACTGGGGTTTCACGCCCGGCGTGGCAGATCGCCAACGTCCAGCCCGAGGGTCGGCGCATTATTAGGGAAATCACCTGGGCTGCGTTCGTCAAAGCCGAAATCAGGGCTGCGGCGAGAGCATCGGCTGGTGTACCGGTGACGATCTTGATGGTGACCAAGGGCCGTGAACCGTTCCGAGGTAGGCCGTAATGGCCTCCGTTGCTTCTGCCGTAAGAACGGCCATCGTGAATGCGAACATCTCTGGTGTGACCACGAAGGTTTTCCGGGATCAGGCTCCCGATTCGACGGCTTACCCGTTTGTGACCCTCGACGACGACGTTTCACGGAACCCCGTCCTGGAGGGCGACGCGGCTGTGATCGCCAGGCAGAAGGTCATGTTCGTCAACCTTTGGCAGGTGACTTCGGCCGAAGACGTTGACTTGATCGAAGACCTTCTCGCCGCTATCGACGGGGCTACCCTTACGGGGGCCAACAAGACCATCCTGAAATGCAAGGTGCAAGACGTGAGCCGCGCTACTGACCCATCCGAACAAGTCTGTCGCTCCTGGCTGACAGTCAACATCACCCACTCGAACTAATGGCATTCACCACGATCGCTATAACCGGCACCTTCTATGAGGCCGATGGGAGCACCCTGGCTTCGGGGAACGTCACGTTCATCGCCTCGACGACCATGAACGACTCGGCTACCAACGCGATCGTTACCGCGACTCTCGCCACGGCGACGCTGGCTTCTGGGGTTATTTCGTTGAACCTCACCGCTACGACAGACCCGACGACCCAGCCCACGGGGGTGACCTACGAGGTCACGGAGAACATCGACGGGGCGGGTCAGAACAAGTACAGCATCGAAGTCCCGCACAATTCGCCCAATGCCACCCTGGACCTGGCGGACATCACACCAGCGATAACTCCTGTAACGACCTACTCGTATGCCACCCAGCAGTACCTGAATGACCAACTCCTGACTGGGACGACGTTCTCGTTCAACCAGGAATCACCCACGGCTACATGGTCGATCACGCACAATCTGGGGTACAAGCCGGCTGTCTCCGTGGTGGACACGTCTGACACGGTCGTGGTCGGAGATATTGACTATACGGACCTCAACGTGTTGGTCGTTACCTTCGCACAGTCCTTCGCCGGGAAGGCGTATCTTAGTTAGAAGGACGATCGTTTACCGCTGGAGGTAGGCCGTAATGGCGAAGTATCTGGTCAATCTTGACCTAAACCAGAACCAACTGGTGAAGGCTCGTATAGAGAACCTAGCCAGTGCTCCTGGCTCCCCCGTATCAGGCCAGATTTACTACAACACATCTGGTAACACGCTCAACTTCTACAACGGAAGCGCTTGGGTCAACCTCGCCGAAGGCGACGTGACCGCGGTTCTGGCGGGAACTGGACTTTCAGGAGGGGGCAGCAGCGGGGACATCACCCTGAATCTTGCCAACACATCGGTGACGGCGGCTGCGTATGGCTCCGCTAGCGCTGTTGGCACGTTTACCGTTGACGCCCAGGGCCGCCTAACGGCCGCCGCCTCGGCCACAATCGCCATCCCCTCAACGGCTGTTACCGACTTCACCGAAGCCGCCCAGGACGTTGCCGGCGCCCTTATCTCCGGCACAGCCAACGAGATCACCGTCACCTACGACGACTCCGCCGGCACGCTGGTTCTGTCCCAGCCGACTGATGTAACGATCGGGAACGACCTGGTCGTCACCGGTGACCTGACCGTCAACGGCACAACCACGACGGTCAACTCCACCACGATGACCGTGGACGACAAGAACCTGGAACTGGGTTCCGTCGCCGTGCCCTCAGATACCACTGCCAACGGTGGCGGTATCACACTCAAGGGTGCCACCGACAAGACGATCGTCTGGACAAACGCGACTGACACCTGGGACTTCAACCAGAGCGTCAACGTCGCTTCTGGCACCGATTTCAAGGTCAATGGGGTCTCGACCCTCAGCGCTACCGCTTTGGGGGCGGCTGTTGTCGGTTCATCTCTAACCTCCGTAGGCACGCTCACTTCGGGCACATGGGCGGCAACCGACGTTGCCGTTCTCCACGGTGGTACCGGCGCCTCGACCGCATCGGCTGCCAGGGCCAACCTGGGGGTCATCGAGAAGGTCGTTGCCACCATCGGTGACAACTCCGCCACATCGTTCGCAATCACCCACAACCGCACTACTACGGATGTGATGGTTGAGGTTTATGACGCCAGCACAAACGACACAGTTATCGCCAACGTGACTCGGAACTCCACCAGCCAGGTGACAGTCTCGTTCGCTTCGGCACCAGCGACCAACGCTTACAAGGTTGTTGTAATCGGCTAAACAGATTCTCAACCCCCACTTGAGGGTGAAGGTTGGGACCTATAAGGGGTAGTTGAGGCTATGCCAACATTCGTAGAGCGCCTGTCGGCGCAGAAGTTCTCTTCGGCAGCATCGACCGCTTTCGACATCTTTGTGTCCGGTGACTCAAATGCCCGCATAGCCGTTGACGCTGGCGGCAAGATGACCTGGGGCCCCGGTGATGGGGCTGGCGATGTCACCCTGTACCGGTCCGCTGCGAACGCCCTCAAGACCGACGACACTTTCCAGGCCGCTGCTGGTCTCCTCACCCTCACCACCTCTGGGGCCCCGTCGACCGCTTTGGCTGACGGCGCACTGGCGATTGACACGAGCAACAACAAGATGTATTTCAGGTCGTCGTCAGCCTGGGTGGACGCAACAGCACACGGCATTTCCACAACCAGCGCTGACGGTGGGAACGCCGACGCGTATGTCCGGTATCACGTAAACGCCGACGGTGGCGGCGCCACCGCTAACTAGGGGCAACCATGGCAGCAATCATCCAGTTCCGCAGAGACACCTACGCCAACTGGCAGTCGAATAACCCGACACTCGCCGACGGTGAGATCGGTCTTGAGACCGACATTGGCAACTACAAGATCGGTAATGGGGTCACTGCCTGGACCTCCCTGGCCTACGGCGGCTTGGGGGACATCCACAAGACCCTGATCGAGGCCAAGGGCGATCTGATTGTCGGCACGGCCGACGACACGGCGGGCATTCTCACCGCCGGCGCGAACGGCGCTGTTCTGACGATCGACACTTCCACATCCTCAGGCCTCGCCTGGGGGGTTGCTGACAGTATCGTCAACTGGCACGAGGCGGTGAAGTTGGCGACGACCGCTGCTCTGGGGACGGCGACGTATAGCAACGGGACCGCAGGCGTTGGTGCCACCCTGACTCACAACCCGGCTAGTACCCCGAGTGGGTACGCCCGCCTGTCTATCGACGGGTCGAACGCCACAACCGGCGACAGGGTCCTCATCCAGGACCAGGCGGCTGGGCTCCAGAACGGCTACTACGACGTAACCGCTCAGGGCGTCAACGGTACGTCGGCGTGGGTATTGACCCGAGCGGTGGACCTTGACGGAAGCCCTGTTGGCCAGATCAAGTCTGGCGAATCCGTCTACGTCCTGTCGGGTTCTACCAACAGCGGCCAGGGCTTTGTGGTCACATCCACAAGCGACCCGCACACCGTCGGCACCCATGCGATCACGTTTACCCAGTTCACTGGTACGCAGGCGTTCACCGCCGGTACATACCTGACGATCACCGGCAACACCATCGATCATGATGCCTCTGGAGTTTCGGCGGCTTCTTATGGAAGCGCCACTCAGGTTCCCGGGTACACCGTTGACGCTCAGGGTCATTTGACTGCCGCGTCAAACACAACGATTGCCATTCCGTCAACCGCAGTAACGGACTTCACCGAGGCCGTCCAAGACGTGGCTGGGGCTCAGGTGGCTACCAATGGCTCCCACACGGGCATAGCGGCCACCTACGACGATGCTGGCGATGGAGCCGTAGATTTGACCCTTACAGTTTCTGGGGTTTCTGCTGCTTCCTATGGAAGTGCGACTCAGGTACCCGGCTACACGGTTGATACTTATGGCCGGTTGACAGCAGCATCTAACACAACGATCGCTGTTCCTTCTACAGCGGTCACAGACTTCACTGAGGCAACTCAGGACGTTGCGGGCGCTCAGGTAGCCACTAACGGTTCGCATACAGGGATCGCTGCCACTTATGATGATGCTGGCGATGGCGCTATCGACTTGACGCTCACTGTTTCGGGGGTTTCAGCAGCGGCGTATGGCAGTGCTACACAGGTTCCCGGTTACACGGTTGACACCTATGGCCGTCTGACTGTTGCTGCTAACACGACAATCGCCATTCCCTCTACAGCAGTCACAGACTTCACTGAGGCTGTTCAGGATGTATCTGGCGCACAACTCGCTACCAATGGCACCCACACTGGCATCACTGCTGCTTACGATGATGCTGGTGATGGTGCTATCGACTTGGCTCTCGTTACGGAAAATGTCCAAGACATCACTGGTGCCCAGATTGCAACGAACGGCACACACGTTGGCCTAACAGCCGCCTATGATGATGCCGGTGATGGTGCTGTAGACCTGACGGTCGCAGCAACCCTTGGGACTCATACCTCTGGCAACTACATTGCCACTGTTGCCGGTACCGCCAATGAGGTTGAGGTTTCTGGCTCCGGTTCAGAGACAGCAGCCGTGACTGTTGGTCTTCCCAGCGATGTCACTATTGGGAACGATCTCGCAGTTACCGAAGACATCACCGCTAAGACTCTTGCGTTGTCCTCTTCCGCCACTGCGCTTCTGAATATAACTAGCACAGACACCACCGTTACTAATTATGGACCAACTATAGAATTGTGTCGTGACGGCACTCATGACGATGACTCCCCTATAGGACGCATCCTGTTCACTGGCGATGACGAGAACGATGCGAAGCAAACGTATGGCCAGATCAACGTCAACATCGAAGAGAAGGGTGAGGATGCATTCGGTGACATGGAGTTCTGGATTGGCTATGCCGGTAGTGCCAGGATTCAGCGGAACATGGTCATTGACGACTACTTCACATCATTCTCTCATGACATAAGGATAGGCGACGGGTCAACTCTGACCCAAGGATACGGGGCTTTAGCCAATGAGAGGATTTACACCGGTTATTGGGCAGAACTTGGGCATGACGGCAACAATGATCTTACTGCTGACAGAATTTTCTTCTTTCCGGATGCGAGCGGAACCCTTATAACCACAGGGAATGCCGAACTACTCTTCGATGGGACTACGGCAGCAACGCAGGCGGCTAACGACAGCACGGCAAAGGTCGCCACCACAGCGTTCGTGATGACAGAGGTAGGCGACTACCTGCTAACTGCTACGGCAGCCAGCACTTATGCTCCGATAGCCTCACCAACCCTCACTGGTGTACCTGCTGCCCCAACGGCTGCGGCAGATACCAATACCACCCAGATCGCCACCACCGCTTATGTACAGACTGAGTTGGGCGCTCTGAGCAGCGATTCGATTACTGATGCTGATGCCAACACGAAGATTCAGGTTGAGGAATCAGCCGACGAAAACATCATCCGCTTCGATACCGCTGGTGTGGAGAGGATGTCGATTGGTGCCACTGGCACCGTAACCATCGTTGGGGACCTCACGGTCAACGGAACCACCACAACGGTCAACTCCACAACCCTGACCGTCGATGACAAGAACATCGAAATCGGCTCCGTTGCTACCCCATCGAACACCACCGCCGACGGTGGCGGAATCACCCTCAAGGGCGCAACTGACAAGACCTGGAACTGGGTCAACTCAACGAGCGCCTGGACCTCGTCTGAGCACATCGCCCTGGCCACCGGCAAGAGCGTCTACATCGACGGTGTTCTCCAACTGTCCAAGAATGCGCTTGCAGCCACCGTTGTCCTCGCAGATGGTGTTATTGGGACAACTCAGTCAGCAAGCGACAACTCCACGAAGGTCGCCACTACTGCCTATGTCGATACAGGATTGGGCGCTCTTAGCAGCGACTCGATTACTGACGCTGACAGCGACACGAAGATTCAGGTCGAAGAGTCCTCGGATGAGGACAAGATCAGGTTCGACACTGGCGGTACCGAGCGGGCCGTTCTCGATAGCACCGGCTTGGACTTGTCGGGCAATGTCCTGTTCAATGCCGAACTCAAAGAGGTCAATGCGTCTTCGGGCACGACGTACACCTTCATCCTCGCCGACAGGGGCAAGATTCTCCGTGTCGGTGATGAGGCCAACAACAACTCGGCTCAGACCATCACAATCCCAACCAACGCTGCCGTGGCTTACCCGATCGGAACCCAGGTTCAGGTTGTCCAGATGGGCAGCGGTCTAGTCACCATGGCCACCGCCGGCACTCCAACTTTGCGGTATTCACCCGGTCTCTATCTCCGGGCGCAGTATTCTTCTGTGACATGCTTGAAGATCGCAACAGACGAATGGCTGTTGGTCGGGGACCTGGACGACTAGCCGAGGGGTTTGAGAAATGGCAATAGAACCCAGGGACCAGGGTCCAAGGAAAGACAACGTCCCCAACCTCGTTGGGCAAACGAACACTAACGCCGCGGCTCAGATCACGGCCGCTGGGTTCGACATAGGCACGGCCTCCACGACCCCTGCCACTGGTGCTCAGGTCCTAGGCCAGGTCATTTCCCAGAGTCCGCTGGCGAACGATGTCGAGGCGTTGTCAACGAACATCGACTATCTCTACTACTCTCCGT